TCTGAGTTTGCTTCAGTGTTTTTTCCTTCTTGGTTTATGGGACTCAAACCAAATACCAAGATAATGCAGACCACGCACACCGCTGAACTCTCCGTCAGATTCGGTCGTAAGGTCAGGAACCTTATGGACCAGAACGAATACAAACAAATTTTTGATAACGTGAACCTCTCCGCCGATTCCAAGTCGGCAGGGCGTTGGGAGACTGACAAGGGTGGCGAATATTTTGCCGCAGGGGTGGGCGGAGCGATCACGGGACGTGGTGCCGATCTGTTAATCATCGATGACCCACACTCAGAACAAGACGCGCTTTCGCCTTCAGCTTTAGAGAGTGCTTGGGAGTGGTATTCGTCTGGACCGCGACAAAGATTACAGCCGGGCGGAACGATTGTGATTGTCATGACGCGTTGGAGCACCTTGGATCTAACTTCGAAGCTGATCAAACGCATGGGTGAAGACAACGCCGATCAATGGGAGGTACTAGAATTACCCGCGATTTTAGATTCAGGCAAACCACTCTGGCCTGAATATTGGCAGATTGAGGAACTCGAAGCGGTCAAAGCTTCTATTCCGGTAGCTAAATGGAACGCGCAGTATATGCAAAATCCTACAAGTGAGGAAGGTGCCATTGTCCGCCGTGAGTGGTGGCAGATTTGGGAACACGACGAACCTCCGCCAGTGGAGTACATTATTCAATCCTACGATACCGCTTTTTCGAGAAAAGAATCCGCTGACTACTCGGCGATTACTACTTGGGGGGTGTTTCAACCAACCGATGATGCTCCTGAATCAATAATTCTTTTGGATTCGAAGAAAGGTCGTTGGGATTTTCCCGAACTAAAAACTATTGCTTACGACGAATATCAGAGTTGGAGTCCCGACATGGTCTTGATTGAAGCTCAATCAAGCGGGACTCCTTTGACCCAAGAGCTCAGAATGATGGGAATCCCAGTGATCAACTTTCGACCCTCACGAGGCAACGACAAAGTCACCCGAATGCACTCGGTGGCACCGATGTTTGAAGCGGGCATGGTGTGGGCACCAGAACTAGCTTTTGCCGAGGAGTTGATTGAAGAGTGTGCGGCTTTTCCTTACAGTGAAAACGATGACTTGGTGGATTCCATGACGCAAGCTTTGATGCGTTTTCGTCAAGGCAATTTTATCTCGCTTGATTCCGATGAAGTTATAGAAGATAATCCTATTAGAGATCATATTTATTATTAGAGGTTATTATGCCAGGACATACAAAAGGAAAAAAACCAACATCAAAGATGCCAAAGAAAAACATAGCTTTGAAAAAAAATTCAAAGAAACTATCTGCATTTGGTAAAGAGTTTCAAAAACATAGCCCAGGTGATGTTTTCTCATTTAGAGGAAAAAATTACGTTAGGGTTACTGCGGATGAAGTAAAAAAAGCTGGGTTCAAAACTTTACGCGACTATTTAAATTCGAAAGGTAAAAAAATAACTAAAAATATGGGTCCTGGTACTAAAACTGGAGGTGGATCTTCAGTTTTTAAAAAACCTATTAAAAATAAAAAAATTGCAAGAGGGCCTGTACCAAGAGTTAGAGCAAGAAAACCAATTATAAAAACAAGAGTGGCAAAAGTTAGAAAACCTATTAAAAAAGGCAGTAGAACTGTTTAAATAAAAAATTGGCAAAATCTGCTCCACCTGTTGACAATCTTACTTTCGAAGAAAGTATGAAAAAATTAGAGAAGGTGGTCGCCGCTTTAGAAAGCGGCGATTTGCCTTTAGAAGAAAGCATAGAAGCTTACACTTATGGGGTTAGGTTGGTGGGACGTTCAGAAAAGCTTTTGGCTTATAGCAGAAACAAGATAGAATCAATTCTGAAAGAACAAAATGGTGGTGAATGAAAATTTTTTTAACAGAATTTACAGGTAGCTTTGACGAACAAATTTATTCAGGTCCAAGTATTTGTGCTCCAGACTTTGACTCTGCTCAAGAAATGGCAGAAACTATGGGGCTAACAGTAGTAGGAGAGTTGACAAATTTAATGTTGGCTCAAATGCAAGTAGAAAGTGAGACAATACACTAATGGCTGACATAGACAAAGCAATAGATCCAGCTGATCAGGCTGACTTAGATGTTGAGAATCGAGACAAATCGATTAACGTTAGTATTCCTGAAGACAGCGAGATAGATTTAGCTAATTTTGAAACGCAAGAAGACGGCACTATTACTTTTGGTTCCGTATTAACGCCTGACATTGGCGAAGAATTTAACGACAATTTAGCTGAATATCTTGAGGATGATGAATTAGACACAATTTATAGCGATTTAATGGATGCTGTTGAGGGCGATAGGTCTTCTCGACAAAATTGGGAAGATACTTACAAAGAAGGCCTAGAAACTTTGGGTATGAACTACGAAGAACGTAGCCAACCCTTTGAAGGTGCCTCTGGCGTTATGCACCCACTCTTGGCAGAGTCGGTAACTCAGTTTCAAGCCCAAGCTTATAAAGAATTAATCCCTTCAAACGGTCCTGTGCGCACGCAAGTCATTGGTGCTACCACGCCAGACAGTGATGCGCAAGCCGATCGAGTGCGTGAATTTATGAATTATCAGTTGATGACAGTCATGGAGGAGTATGACAGTGAAACCGATCAACTATTATTTTATCTACCACTCTCAGGTTCAGCTTTTCGTAAAGTTTATTACGATCAAAATTTAAATCGAGCCGTTTCTAGATTTGTTCCCGCTGAAGATCTGATTGTGCCTTACGCCACCACTGATATTTACAGCGCTACCAGAATTACGCATCAGATAGAAATGTCAATGAATGATGTTCGAAAACTGCAAAAAGCAGGTTTCTATCGTGATGTAGAGCTTTCGATGTCTTCCATGATTGACGAGAACTATGACGAAGTCAAAAGTGAGATCGACGAATTGCAAGGCATCGAACCCAGTTACGGCGAGAGCGATACTTGTAATATTTTAGAAATACACACTGAATTAGACTTACCAAACTACGAAGATTTGGATGCCGAGGGCGAACCGACAGGAATTAAGTTGCCTTATGTGATCACGCTCTCAAGCAATTCAAGTGAAATTTTATCAATTCGACGCAACTATCGAGAAACTGATCCCAACAAAAAACGTATCAACTATTTTGTGCACTACAAATTTTTACCAGGTTTAGGGTTTTATGGGTTTGGGTTGACGCACATGATTGGCGGCTTGTCCAAAGCTTCAACTTCTATTTTACGACAGTTAATTGATGCCGGAACGTTGAGTAATTTACCCGCTGGCTTCAAGGCACGAGGGATTCGTATTCGTAATGACGATCAACCACTGCAACCGGGCGAGTTTCGAGACATGGATGCCCCAGGTGGGAATCTTCGCGACGCTTTCGTGCCACTGCCGTTCAAAGAACCTTCGGGCACTTTATTAAATTTACTCGGCACTTTAGTCGATAGTGGTCGTCGTTTCGCTGCTTTGGCTGATACACAAGTTGGCGATGCTAATTCCAACATGCCAGTTGGTACCACCGTAGCTTTACTAGAACGTGGCACCAAAGTTATGTCGGCGATTCACAAACGTTTGCATTCTTCGCAACGTTTTGAATTTAGTTTATTGGCAAAAGTTTTTGCTGAGTATTTACCAGCCGAATATCCGTACATGACTGCCAATGGCAATGCCATGATTAAGAGCATGGATTTTGACGATCGAGTTGATGTCTTACCAGTTTCAGATCCGAACATATTCTCGATGAGTCAACGCGTAATGTTGGCTCAAGAAATCTTAACGGTGGTAAATTCCAATCCACAAATTCATGGGCCGCAAGGTATTTACGAAGGTTATCGTCGCATGTATTCAGCGATGGGAGTGCAAAACATTGAACGTTTGTTGCCACCACCACCGCAACCCATGCCAACGGATCCAGCGGGTGAAAACTCTTTGATGTTAAATGGTCAACCCGTACAAGCTTTCCCTGGACAAGATCACGACGCTCATATCAATGTGCATTTGTCATTTGCTGCCACTAGCAGTGTCATGACCAACCCAGTGGTGATGGGAGCTGTGCAAGCTCACGTTTATCAACACGTGTCATTACGAGCTGCTGAGTTAGTTGAAATGCAAAATATGCAAGATCCAGAATACTTACAAACGTTGCAAATGTTGCAACAAATGCCACCAGAACAAGCTCAACTTATGACCCAAAGATTGATGGAAGCGGTGGCACGTGACGTGGCTCAGGTTGAAGCTGGGTTGATGGCACAAGTCAATCAAGCCTTCATGCCACCAATGCCACCACCAGATCCACTCGTAGCTTTACGTGACAAAGAATTAGATATCAAAGCTCAAGACGTTGATAGAAAACGTGAAGAATTTATCATACGTCAAGAGTTTGATGCGCAAAGAACCATGGAGCAATTAGCTCTCGCAAAAGCTAAATTGAATGTCACCGAAGAAATTGCGCGTATGAAAGACGATTTGGGTCGAGACCGTCTAGACGCTTCGAATCGAATCAAAGAAGCGGAATTAATTATTAAACAAAGAGATTAGTAGTCAGCGCTTGTGGTTTATTCATCTCTCCGATTCTCCCCGATAACATGAGCGCTGACTCAAAATTTTTATGGAAGCAGTTACACTAGCTGATTGGTTACTAAAAAAAATTCGTCAAAGACAAGAAGATATACTTGAAACTTTGGGCTCAGGTAATATACAATCGGTCGAAGACTACCGATTTCACATTGGAGAGCTTACAGCACTTCGCTCTCTGGAATCGGAAATAAAAGAGGTGCTGCAAGAAGAGGAATAATCGATGTCAGAACTAGTAGTTCCAAAACACATCGCAGCAGAACAACAAGCAGAGGCAGAAACAAAGATTGATGCAGCCTATGTCAAGTCAGAAGAAAGGGTTTTAGATCCAACACTTTTAGATAAATCATTATTAGATCGAATGCCAAACCCTACTGGGTGGCGCTTATTAGTTTTACCTTACAAGGGTAAAGGCGTAACCGAAGGTGGTATTCACTTAACAAATTCAACTCTCGAAAGAGAATCTCTAGCGACGGTAGTTGCCTACGTTTTAAAAGTTGGGCCAACGGCGTATGGAGATACTGCTAAATTCGAAGGTGAAGTTTGGTGCAAACCAAAAGATTGGGTACTTATTGGACGTTATTCAGGGGCGAAGTTTCGTCTCGAAGACAACCATGAAGTGAGAATAATAAACGACGATGAAGTCATTGGAACAATTACAGATCCTGACGACATCAAAACTTTATAGGTGATTTATGGCTGAACAACAAGAACAAACATACGAGCTTCCAGATATTTCTGAGGAGCAAATCGAAAAAGCTGCTATGCCAGTCAACAAAAGAGCAGACGAAGAAATTTCTGATGAAACTAAATTTATTGATTTAGAAGAAGACAAAGAAGCGTTAAAACCATTACAAGAAGATACGGTGCAAGAAAACTTTGAGACCAGTCCCAAAGTTATTGAAGAGACCAAAGAAAAATCTGAAGTAGAAAAAAAAGCGGCAATAGCACAAAATCGAATCAATAAAGCGGTGGCTCAAGCCAAAGATTTTCAGCGCCGTGAGTTGATGGCGGTGCAATACGCTAAAACTTTAAAAGAAGAAAACGATAAATTAAAAGCCAGCAAACAAACTTTTGAACAAGACATGTTTGAAAGCCGTAAAGGTGAAACCGAAGCTGCGATTGAACTAGCAAAACAAGCACACAAACAGGCCATTGAGTCCAATGATGCCGATTCTATTGCTAGAGCGACTGAAGCTTTGAGCACTGCTATTGCTGAGAAAAAATATATCGAAGCTAGTGAAGCCAGAAGTAAAATGGACAATATTCAAACTGCACCAGCAGAAGAATTTACTTTACCTGAAGGCGAACCTCAAGAAGTTCAAGAATATGCTCAACCCTCACCCAAGGCACAAACTTGGGCTGCTAAAAACGAATGGTTCGGTCAAGATCGAATCGCTACTAACGTGGCTTTATCGATTCATGAGAATTTAGCCAATGAAGGTTTTGATTTAAACTCAGATGAGTATTACAATGAACTCGACAATAGGCTAAAAGAAGAATTGCCTAACAGATTTAAAAACGTGGAAGCTGACCAAAAACCCGTCCAGACGGTTGCTTCACCATCACGCACTACATCAAGTGGACGCAAACCTAGTAATCGAGTGGAGCTTTCTCCAAGCGAGCAAAGATTAGCGAAACGTTTAGGCGTTTCATTTAAAGATTACGCAATACAAAAAGCGAGGTT